AATTTCTTTGATCCATAGTCTGGAACTTGAAATTGATTATCTTGTAATGTTTGAGTTGGTTTTCTAAATCTACAATTTTGACCAGTACCTAAGATAGTAGCAAGTTCTGGAAAAATTTCTGCAGAATAAACTGTACCATCACAACGCAAATATCCAGAGGGAAGTAATTCCTTACGTGTTTGATCCTCTGGATCATTTGTAGGTAACTGTCTTGCCCAATGAATAATTGTACCAGTATTCGTTCCGACTTTTGATTTTTCTTTTCCGTAGAATACTGCCATCAGAATGCCCTTATTACAACTAATGTGGTTAACGAAGGTGTATTAGGATTGACTTGGACACTCAAAGCCTTGTCAACACTAACAGGTGCAATAGTTCCTGTCGTCATATTATTTATGAGAATAGTTCCAGGAACACGCATCTGACCAAGCGTCATGCTAAGGTCAATTGTGAAGTGATTATGAGATTGCAATGCAGTAGAGTTCCACGAGTCAGTGTTGTGGTTCAATGTAACAGGATAAGTTCCTTGATTTCTTGCAGCAGAAACATCCACACCTGGGTAAAAATTCAAAAGACCAGAATAGTTACCAGGAGGAGGGAATTGATTTGCAACGGCAGGAGCCTGTTGAGATGGTAGACAACTATAATCGTCAGAATATGAATTTAATGTTTGTGCAAATGCGGAAATATTTCTTGGATTGTTTGCACTTCTGCTAGCAGGTAAGACTGGAGACTCTGCCGTAAAATCATGGAATGTGTCCATGGTAGGCAAACTCTGGTTTGTTGGGTCATACCATGTCAGATTGACTGTGCCAGGTTCAAATCTATCTGCAATCTCATTCTGATCTTCTGCGTTTACAGAGTCAGCAGTAGTCCACTGATCATCCTGTGTAACATAGTTACCAGGAATAAAGAATGCGATGTATCTACCTGATGGTTGTGCAGATGGATATGGATCTGCATTCTCACCTGTAGGTCTAGGGTGAGTATGAGGAGGAGTATGGTCAACACCTAGTTTTCTAGGAATAGTTCTATAAGTATCAAAGTATGCTGGTTCCTGTAAAGTAACACCAGTAAGTTTACCAGACAACAAACTATCTGGTTCTACTTGGAAGTTAACATCAACATATGACACAACATTACTCAACGGGGCAGCATCACTACCGTTTTCCGTAATGTATTCTCCGACAACAAATTGATCTAGAGGATCAAGTCTAGACCCCTCAAGGTCAACCAAAGAGGTATTATTTAATGATGGTAAAACAAAAACATCATCCTCAGTATAATTTGGATATGAGTTTTGAATACCAACTGGTGGACCTCCAGGTTCTTGAAAAGGACCATATGCATTTCCAAGTAACTGTGCTAGTAAAGGGTAATCAATAGCACGTACAGTTTGACCTCTGCACACAAGATATCCAGTTGGAATTGCTTCATCTAGCAACTGTGATGTACTGGACGAACCAGTCCAAGGCACTATGGTCCCGATTGGGACCGCTTTCAGTGCCTTGATTCTATTGTAACTTGCCATTTATCAGACCTCCATTAGCCACCAACCCTGTACGGATGTTGGAATTCCAACCTGACCATTGTTATCGGTTCCTCCTAGGTATACGAGTGTGAATGCTGCGTTTGGTGTTTGTACAACCAGTTCACCAGATGGATAAGGAGTAATTCTGTCTCCAAGTAGTGTACCAGTAGCATCTCCTTGAATCTTGACTCCAGAGGATTCTGCAGTTCTAAGAACAAGAGATGTGTTGTAACTTAGTTGACCACCAACCTCAACAATCTTAACCGTATCTCCAGTTACAGGAGAAGTTGGTAGAGTTAGGATCAGTGTAGAAGATGCCTGAACATTGACACAGTAAACAATGTTTGGCGTTAGGGTCAGTTCTTCTTCAGCAGATGCAGCAGAGAGATATCTAGTATGTCTACCGCCACTGGACGAATAGAAGTTATTAATACCGAAGGAGTCAAGAGAGTTATCTTGATTGACAGTGAACTTCTTAGTACCATTGATACCTAGGTTCTGGATAGATAGTTGCTCAACAACTGGAGATGGTGTTGCACTAGCATTACCAGTAACGGTAAGCGTAGTTTTAGCACCTACATTGCCAAGGTTATCAACGAAGAAGGATGGAGTTGTGGAGTCTGGGCTTGTAATGACGTTCTCAGGATCCTGTGCGGTGAACAGGTAGAAGTCACCACGAGCAACAACACCACAGTCCCAAGTGATCAGACCTTGGTGATCGGCGTGACCGTCATCGTTGACAACTCTAAAGAGTTGTGTCTGATTGATGGAATCATAAATTGTGAAGTTGCCACCTGTTAGAGTTAGTCCACCAGAGACATTTAGATCACCAGTTCTGTATGCAATGCCGCCGTCAGTGCGCTGCTCATTCATTGTTGCAGAATGAACGACACCAAACATTCTACCCTTGACTGCTGTCCAGGCAAGAGATCTGCCCTGGGAGTCTGTAAGTACAACCCAGTTGAGGTAGTCTAGTTTCTGTTGTACAATGTATCCTCTGTCAAGGATGAGGGAGAGATAAGTGCTAGATGCACCAGCATTAATTCTTGTTCTCTCTTCAAAATCAATGACATTTGCAACTTCACGATGCTTGACTAGTCTTCTGACTACATTACCAACAGCAAATGCACTGTCACCAATTACGAATGTATTATTGGTTCCAAGACTATCACCAACGTCAGCAATCACGACAGTTGGATTTGCTACATCTTCGATAACCTGAGTAACTTTACCGATGATGAAATCGCCAATGCCTGTTGATGCTGACGTTGCATCACCAACAAATACGATATCATCAACTGCAAACTTACCAGTTCCAACACCAAGACTCTGTACAGGAACTTGAATTTGACCGCTAGATCCAGTAACACCAACTCTAATTGTAGTGTCAGGACCACCATCAGAAACAATTTGAGGATCGAACCAGTAGCTGTATGCTCTTGCAATGTTACCAGAATCAAAGTTAGGTACTAGAGCAGCATTATTTGTGATAGATCCCTGTTGACCCTGATGAGCAAACTCAACCTCAATTCTACCGTAATGGTTGCCGATGTGAGTTGTGCCAGTGCAAGTGTCTACTCTGAATGTAGGAACTTCATTACCATTGGTTAGGAGAACTTTTTCGTTTCTTCTAAACTCGCCAGTGAAGCTAGCAGAGGTAGAACCTACAACTGCTTTGCTGAGTTCGACAACAGCGTTGCTAGTGTCAATTGCAATTACCTCAGTATCATAGAGGAATTCGATTGAAGACTCATTAAGGATGTTATCAACAACATCACCAATATTGATGTCGGAGAGTGACTTACCAGGAGTTGTAATAACAACATTAGTTAATCTGAATTCACCAGCGGTACAATCAGCAGTGAATTGAACTGTCTGAATTGTTCCACAACCACCCTTGACTGTTAGTGTGTTGTTGATTGTTGTTGCACCACCAATGGTAACATCACCAGTAGTAGAATCTACAACAAATACATCACCGTCAGCATCATTACAATCCTTGGAGATTCTGAACTTCTGAACTTCCTGAGATAGAGGAGCAAGAACCTTGATAACCTCACCCTGATCGAAGATTCCATCGCTGGTTGTATCTTCACGATCGATGATTACATAATCATTATTGGTTAGGCTACCACCAAATTCTGCAAGATATACATTGTCTTGAGAACCAGGAACATTGCTGTTCAATGGTTGCTCAGTCCAAGTAGCATCAAACTGAACATTTACCTTATAGATTGGTGTTCTGTCAGGATGGTTAGTTAGAACAGCAGTGTATGTTCCGAGTGGTTGACGACGAACCTTAATGTAGTATGGAGCAACAGATGTTCTGGTTAGTTCAACAACCTGAACAATTTCAGGATGTCCACTAGCACTCTCTGCGCTATTGATAATGATGTAGTCATTCTCAACGAAGTATGGATCACCATTCAGTTTGTTAGGTGCGTTGAGAAGTGGTAGATAATACTCATCACCAGTTAGAGCAGGAAGATCCTGAGGTTCAACAACAGGTGTGCCACCAATACTTCCACGTGCTGCTTGGAATCCAGCACCACCCCAATTACCACTACCTGCGGTGTCAACCTCGTTATATCCTTCTTCGGTGGTTAGTTTGACAAGAACGTTGAGGATGTCAATGTTCTTATTGAAGAGAGTATCGCTTAGGATACCATCGTCATGTGCAGTGATTGGAGAACCTAGTTTACCACGACCACCAGTGAAGGAGAACGCTGCAACACCACCACAGAGTGTGATGTTACCGTTGAATGTAGCAGAAGCAATAACTTCTAACTGGTTATTAATGGTAGTTGTACCACCCTGACCAGCGATATTGATCTCAGATGCATTTAGACCGAAGTTGATGATCGATGCAGAACCAGAGTTAGAGAAGAAGTTGACTGTACCAGCAGTTGTAGAAAGTGTTACAGTATCATTAATTGTTCTTCTCGAACCTAGTTGGAAGTCACCATCAACCTTGAAGGACTTAGTTTTGATTCTGGTGAACGACTGAGATTCGTTATTGTTATATGCACCACCAATTTCAATCTTACTGATGGTTAGAGCATTGTCAGAAGGACGATCATCTGGAGTTACACCTAGGAAGATGTTACTGTGTAGAGATGTCTGACCAATTCTGATGAACTGATCTTCTTCGGTAGTGTTACCGATGTTAATGTTCTCTACCTTGTTACCAAGATTGATTGTACCAGTGAATGTATCATCCGTGATTAGGTTGAATGTACCAACCGTCTCGGATGTTCTGATCTCAGCAACAGATCCATCACCGTTGACTTCGATGTCACGCTCGAATCTTGCGTCTTCAGAGAATCTGGAGTCACCCTTGACAACCAGTGCTCTGTCTAGTTCAGCATCAGTTGCATTGATACCAACCTTGCCTTCATTGTTGCCTCTACCAGACTCAGTGATCGCTGCAGTCTCAGTAGAAACACGGAGAGTTGCATAATCAGCAACAGCAGAACTGTCACCACCAACTAGCAGTGCATCTGGGATTCTGTTCTTATCACGATCTGCGAAGTTGGTGTGGGAGAGATAATCAGGAGTCTTACGACCGCTGATGTATGCATTACCAACAACGTCTAGGTTTGCACGAGGATCGGTGTTGAGGTTCTCAACGAATGCATTTCTATATGCATCGTGAGTAGATCTTGCAATAGTGTTGACACCCAGTTTGTAATCACCAATGGTCTCAGTCTCAGTTCTGAGTGCTTCACCACCAATAACACCAACTTCCTTGAAGTTAGAGTTAGAGAACTCGATGGTAGGAGCGTCAGCACCTTGTGCAGTTCCTGCAATGATGTCTTCCCATGCCTGAGTATCCTGAGGAATCTGATCGATTACTTGGAAGTAGCAGTAGTTATCAGCAGGATCGAATGGATCACCAGGCTTCGTAGCATATACTGTCCAGGTTAGGTTCAGTCTAGGATCATAGTAGAAGTTGCTGACTCTAATCTGAGAGGTAGAAGTAATACCAATGTCAGAGTTGGAAAGTGCAACACCGCTATTGAAGTCTCTGAACTCAAGTTTAACAACATTGCTACCGTCGAAGACGATATTGTCAATGCTGTTGTTTGCAATCTGCTGGAAGTAGTTTGCAAGGATCCATGCAATGGAACCATTCTTACCAACTTCCTCGCCCTTGAACAGAACATCACCAGGAGCAGGTAGTACACCACCATAGGTGATATATTGAGATGCTGCGATTCTTGTTCCGCCAGCAGAAATTAGTGGAGACTGGTTAGGAGTTGCGTTAGATGCTACACCAGCAACGGTGTGCGTCTGGAACATGTAACTCTGACCATTTCCTCTAGCATTGAACTGGAAGATAGCAGATCTGATGCTGTTCTTGCTGAGTCTGATGTCACCCTCAGTTGGTGGTGCCCATGCAGTTCTGTCTAGACCCTCGTCTTGCTGCAACTGAGTTACAGGATCGACAGAAGATACGTTAGAACGGATGATTAGAGCATCACGCTGTTGAGTAAAGTCATCATCCTGAACAGAGATAGTTACAGGAGACTCGAAGTTGTTGACTAGTTGTCCATCACCACCAACAACCGTGATATTCTGGTTGAAAGTTACAGGTGTATCGAAAGTGGTAACGAGACCGCCTACGGTATCATCCTCGTCTCCATCATCTGCAAGAACTGCAGCATCGATGAATGTCTCTTCACCAGTAATAGCATTAATTCTTCTGTTACCGATATAGAGATCACCCTGAGAGTTGATACCCGTGTAGAAGACGATACCAGCGTCTTGTTTCTTACTTTGGGCATAGAAGTCCTCTTCAGGAGTTAGGACGACTTCCTGACGCGCTGGGAGACCAGTGGAGTAGTTACCAGGACCGAAACCAAGGTATTCAAACGTGTGGTTACCAGCACGTGCGATAGATGGTCTACGGAGTTCAACGTAGTAACGCTGATCAACAACAACTGTGCTGTCACCAGCGATAGGAATCAAGCGATCCTCAGAACCAGCGGTAGCGTTACCTCTTTGTGCTCTGATTTGATTGCTACCTGCTTCATAGGAATTCTCGATGAATGCACTCTGCTTGAGTAGATCATCAATACCTTCTCTTGTTACAGAGTTCTTGAAGTCGTTGACGGTAACTAGACCGTGAACGTAGTTGTCTGCAGCAGAGAATGTAGAAGGTGGATCGATTAGACCTGCGTAGTAGTTCTTCTCTTCATTAGATGTACCATTGTTTTGGAACCAGAGAGGATCGTTCTTATAGTTGAGAGGATAGAGTTTACTGACTGGCTGAGAGAACTTAAATCTACGGAAGTTATTGCTGACTCCAGCACCTGTTGGGAATGGAGAAACGTTACCACGTAGGCAAGTTAGATAGTAGATACCATCTTGCTGACCAGCGATACGTCTCTGTAGGGTTTCATAACCGAAGATGTAGAATGTATCTTCGATAATGCCTGCATCTTTGACGCTATCAACATAGTATTCAACACCAGCACTATCAGTGATTCTATCACCAGGGGTGATGGTATAAACGTTAGCGCCGTTTTGCTTGTAATAATACTCTGGGAAATTTTTTCTGATATGAGTCTTCAGAGGTAGCGATTTGCCCATGTCCTGATCCTCAAGCATGTCAGCAAATACGGTGATGCTGCCTTGCGTCTGAGAGAATCTGGTGTTAGCAAACTCACTGTACTCTAGAGTGCCATTGCGGATACCCTTGATGATGAGATAATGCTCACCATTGACAGTGTAGTATGCATGGATATTGCAGTTACCAGAAGTGTTTCCAGTAAAGCTAGCATAGTTAGTGTCACCTGCTTGATTATCTGCTTTATCAGTTACGAATGCACCACCCTGAGGAGCAGTAATCTTAACTGTGGTGAGAACTTCGTTTCTTAGTCCAGGGAAGTTTCTGGTATCGATAGCATGGTCAAAGACCGTGAGTTCTAGATACTCAATTGTCTCATCGATAGCATCTGGGATGTAACGAGCAGACTGAATAGTTGCCTGAACACCAGATGCAAACTTAGCAAACTCACGATACTCAACACCAACTTCTTTTCTGAATGGATCATAGAGAGAATCTTGATCAAATCCTGCAAGTTGTGATGCAGTTTGACCGATAAATTCACCTGGGTTCTGTCTGTTCTCAAAGCGAGCACCATATACTGTGCCAGTCACAGGCTTCAGTACAATCTTCTGAGGTACAAGTTTACGGGTGTCGTCAGTTCTTGTCTTGAGAACAAATCCATTGATAGGATCTCTTGCGTTCTCCAAGTAAGAAGGAATGACATAACGTAGTTTGTATGTTCTATCATCCTTGTCTCTATTATCCTCCAGACGCTCGTACCACATGTCTGTGGATCTCTGTCTGTCAGAGTAATCAGACTGACTGATTCTCCAGAAGATGTTGTCGTTGAGGACAGACTGTGGTTGAGTAGAGTCATCTCTACAGTTGACGTACCACTTACCAGTAGAAGTAGATCCATCAGTGAATGATGGGTCAAATTTCATTGGTGTTCTACGCTTGTTAGCGAAGACATCAAATGTTACACCACTTTGTCCAGCAGCAAACGAGATTGGTTGTACATTTGCTCTTGCATCTGCTGCAGTCTTGTGAATCGAAATGATCTTAGGAGACTGATAGCGAACGAAGAACTCAACATTTGGATTGATTCTACCAAAGTTACCATCGAGAGGATCAGTTACAGCGACCAGAGGGTCATTAATGTAACTCTGGGAGATGAGTGGCAAGTTACCACCTTCTGCTGCTCTGATGAATACCTTCTGAGGTGTTACACCATCGACAGGAATATCAAAGACGTGTGCTACTTCTGTTCTGATTCTATCAGAAGACTCAAGAGAAGATGTGTATGCATGTAGATCATAGGACTCATCTAGAATAAACTGATAGATGTCAATCTCAACATCTCTGTCGATGCTATCAGTCTCAGAAGCATAGATGTATGTACCTGCTGCTGCATTCTCAGGAGAAGTTGCGAGCATCAATGTTGTA